GTACTTGGGGAGATCAAGGTACTCAAGGTCTTCAGGGATTAAGTAATCAAGGTACTCAAGGACTTCAGGGATTAAGTAATCAAGGTACTCAAGGTCTTCAGGGTGTAAGCAATCAGGGTACTCAAGGACTTCAGGGATTAAGTAATCAGGGAACTCAAGGACTTCAGGGTGTAAGTAATCAGGGTACTCAAGGACTTCAGGGTGTAAGTAATCAAGGTGTTCAAGGAGTTCAAGGTACAACATCTTCCTTTGGATCTAGATTAGTTGTTTCTGGAACTACAGGATCTATTGCTGCTGGCGCCACTACAAATTTAGATATTACTGGATATAAATCTTATTCCTTATTGAAGGTAGGAACTTCTGCTGCTGCCTGGATTGTTGTCTATAGTGATGTAACTTCTAGAACAAATGATTCAACTAGAAATTATTTGACTGATCCGACACCTGGATCTGGAATAATTGCTGAAGTTCGCACTACGACTTCTGGCAGCAGCACATTTTTAATTACACCTGGAATTGTTGGATGGAATAATGACTCTCCAGTAACAAGTACAATATATACTAGAGTTACCAATAATGAAGCTTCAAGTACTCCAATTACAGTTGATTTAACGGTCGTAAAATTGGAAGAGTAACATGGAAGAATATGTTGTTTCTATTCAGAACAGGGAAGATCTGGAACAATTTTATGATGACATGGAAACTCCTGGTGGAACCGAAACTATTCCAGATAGAGAAGTTGAATGTTCTAATAGAAGAACAATTAGTAGAAATACTGAGTATATTTTAACCTCTGAGGAGGCTGAAACACTAAAGAATGATGAAAGAGTTCTTGATGTAATTCCAAAAAGCATTTTGGATTCTATGGTTATCAAACCATTGTGGACTCAATTTTCTGATGATTGGAATAAAGATACTGAAGATGTAATTGCAAATACACAAAAAAATTGGGCATTGTATAGATGTACTACTGGATCTACAGTTTCTAATTGGGGTGAGGATGGATTAGTTCGTGCTGTGAGTGGGACAGTAACTACTACTAGTTCTGGAAAAAATGTAGATTTTGTATTAGTTGATGGACATTTAAATCCTTCTCATCCAGAATTTTCCCGTAATGAAGATGGTACTGGTGGAACTAGAGTTATTCAGTATAATTGGTATAAGCACACTGCAGAACTTGGGTTAGGGGCAAATGGAAATTATGTATATCCGACTGGTGCTAGTTTATTAAATGCCGATGATAATCATGGAATGCATGTTTGCGGTACTGTTGCAGGAAATACTCAGGGGTGGGCGAGAGATGCAAATATTTACAATATAAGTCCATATACATCTAATCCTAATACTCTTGCTTGGAATTATTTGTTTGATTATATTCGTGCTTGGCATAATAGTAAAACAGTAAATCCAATTACAGGAAGAAAGAATCCAACAGTACTCAATAACAGTTGGGGATCTTCATATCAATTTCTTAAATCATCTGTTTCTTCAATTACTTATAGGGGAACTACTTATAGTGGTCCATTTTCAGATGCTCAATTTAATTCTTATGGAATAGTGGATCTAGATCCTTTTCAAACTGCGTATTTTTATGTAAATGCTTATTATATTCCATATGTTTTGGATATTGAAGATGCTGTTAATGATGGAATAATATTTGTTGGTGCTGCTGGGAATGAATCTACTAGGTTAGATGTTGAGGGTGGAATAGATTATAATAATTATATTACTTATGGTGGATTTCCTTATTATTATCATAGGGGATCTTATAGTACTGCGGCAGCAAGATCGGGAGTTGGTGAGCAAAGATTATCTATATGTGTAGGTTCTATTTCAGCAAAAGTTTTACAGTTAAAAAATATTTTTAGTAATTGTGGACCTAGAGTTGATATATATGCCCCTGGAGAAAATATAGTATCTTCTTTACATAGTTCTGGTTCTTCAACTTTTCTTGTTGGTGATCCAAGAAACAGTGCTTTTAAATTAGGAAAGTATCAAGGAACAAGTATGGCATCTCCTCAAGTTTGTGGAGTTGTTGCTTGTTTATTGGAACAGTATCCTAATATGAATCAAAAAGATATTGAAGACTATTTGAAGCAACATGCAACTAAAAATCAGATACAATTTAGTGGTAGTGGATATACTGATTATTTTGCTTTACAAGGTAGTGAAAATTTATATTTGTTTTATAAGAAGGAGAGATTGGAAAACGGAGTTTCCAATCCCCGTACCACATATTCGGCAAGAAAATCATCCGAAAATGGTGTTAAGTATCCGAGAATAAACATGAGGTTTACCAAGAGGTCCACTTGAGCAATTGGACCTATTGACAGGAATCCCTAACAGTGTTATGATAAATACAACAACAAGTTAAGGAATGTAACACGTTCTTAACAATTGTGCTCCCGTTAACCGAGACCTATGGGAGGGTAAATTACGTCTCTCATATCCACACTGGAGGGTGGTGTGGAACATACTGTAACATCCAGTACCCCCTGGACTTTTACTTACCCTTTAACGAAAAATGACTGCTTCAATTGCTCAACAACGATCTACTTCCACTTGGGAACAATTCTGCGAGTGGGTTACTTCAACGAACAACCGCCTCTATGTTGGTTGGTTCGGTACTCTGATGATTCCAACGTTGCTCGCCGCAACGATTTGTTTCATCGTCGCTTTCATCGCTGCTCCTCCTGTGGACATCGATGGAATTCGTGAACCAGTTGCTGGTTCTCTCATGTACGGAAACAACATCATTTCTGGTGCTGTAGTTCCTTCAAGCAACGCTATCGGCTTGCACTTTTATCCCATTTGGGAAGCAGCCTCTCTTGATGAGTGGCTATATAATGGTGGTCCTTACCAACTGGTTGTGTTCCACTTCCTGATTGGTGTATTCTCCTATATGGGTCGTGAATGGGAACTTTCTTACCGACTTGGTATGCGTCCTTGGATTTTTGTCGCTTACTCAGCCCCTGTTGCCGCTGCTTCTGCTGTTTTCCTGGTCTACCCCTTTGGACAAGGTTCCTTCTCTGATGGTATGCCGCTTGGGATTTCTGGCACTTTTAACTACATGCTTGTATTCCAGGCAGAACACAACATTCTTATGCATCCTTTCCACATGCTGGGAGTTGCTGGGGTCTTCGGTGGTTCTCTTTTCTCTGCTATGCATGGATCTCTTGTCACCTCTTCTCTTGTCCGTGAGACGACAGAGAATGAGTCACAGAACTATGGTTACAAGTTCGGACAAGAAGAAGAAACATACAACATCGTAGCTGCACACGGTTATTTTGGTCGCCTTATTTTCCAATACGCTTCCTTTAATAACTCCCGTTCGCTGCACTTCTTCCTTGCTGCTTGGCCCGTTGTAGGCATCTGGTTCGCTGCTCTTGGTGTTAGCACCATGGCATTCAACCTCAATCGTCGGGGTCCCGTCCTAGCAATTTGACGGTAAACTTTGGGTGAATTGCTGGAAGCCCTCCATAAATGGGTAATCAGCAGCCAAGTCACAGACGCTTCTGTGAAAGGTTCAGAGACTAGGTGGTTTCTCAAGCGTGAGATGTAATACGCCAATAGCGCCCAACATCCTTCTGGGATGAAGATATAGTCCTCTCCTTAAAGATGGTAAATTTAGGGAAACAGAGTAACGGATTCAATTTTAATCAATCCCTTGTTGATTCTCAAAATCGTGTGATTAATACTTGGGCAGATATTCTGAACCGTGCTAATCTTGGTTTTGAGGTGATGCATGAAAGGAATGCTCACAATTTTCCTCTTGACCTTGCTGCTGCCGAAGCAACTCCTGTTGCTCTGACTGCACCTTCTATCGGTTGAGTTGCATAAAAACTGAATAATACTAAAAGGGACTTGCAAAAGTCCCTTTTTTGCTATATAATAATACACGAATATAATACACGAATGGCAAGACCAACTCAAACTACTGGAACTAAAACCTGCACAAAGTGTGGAGTAACGAAAGATATTGCAGAGTTTTATAAAAGAGGTGGAAAGCAATCACCAGATACAAGACATAATCATTGTAAGGAATGTACAAAGATAAGAGTTTCTGCAACTCCTTCTATTGTAAAAAGAGAACAGGCACTCAAAAGAATGTATGGAATTACTCAACAAGATTATGATGTGATGCTTGCTGAACAAAATAACCAGTGTGCTATTTGTGAAACAACTGAGCCTGGCGGAAGGCATACAAGTAATTATTTTGTTGTAGACCACTGCCATACAACTGGTAAAGTAAGAAAACTTTTGTGTCACCACTGCAACACTGCTCTTGGACTTGTAGGAGACAATATCAGCACTCTTCAAAAAATGATTGAATATCTAAATACCTAAAAAGTAGCAATACGGATGAAAACTTTTAGAGAGTTTATTTTAGAAGCAAGTAGAGAGGAAGCAGAGAAAAAGCGTCTTGCAAAAGATAATCCTGATGAGTGGCGTGTTAGAAATACTGGTGGTGGAAAATGGACCACTAAAAGAAAATCAGCAATACAAGGGCAGGGTGAAAGAAGGTCTCAGAACTTAAAAGCAATCAGCAAAAAAGAACTTGAAGACCACGCTAAAAGAAATCTTCATCCAAGTCCTTCAAAAACAGCAAACAAGGCTCTAAAAATTGAAAGACAAAGAAAAAAAGACCAAAGATCAGAAGCACAAAGTAAATCAAAAGAAACTGGAAAACAGCACGATGTAGATCATATTCAAGCACAAGCAAACAGAAAACAAAACTCTGACAGGTGGCATAGAATACATCCAGGTGATGCTTCGGATAATAGAAGAGTAATTCCTCAATCAGATAATCTCACTAAAAACTCAAAAGATACTGGTGGAAAGAAAACTACAAGAGCTTC